CTATCACGCAATGACCTCGAAGCACGTTGGACATTCAATATTCCTACACTCACACGCAAAGTTGAGGGCGTTAATGATGGTCACTTAATTGAGATTGGTGCAAGACCTAACACTGGTAAGACATCTTTCCACGCCAGCTTGATTGCTGCACCGGGTGGGTTTGCACATCAGGGGGCTAACTGCATTATCTTATGTAATGAAGAAGGATACCACAGAGTTGGTGCAAGATATCTTACTGCCGCAACAGGCATGACCATGCAGGATATTAAGGCTGACCCTGCCAAAGCACGTAATCTATACGCACCTGTAAAGGAACGCATCAAGATTAAAGATGCAACAGGTCGTGATATGAATTGGGTAGAAAGCATTTGTAAATCATACAAACCTGACATTGTTATTCTTGATATGGGTGACAAGTTTGCTAAGACAGGTGGCTTTGCTAGAGCAGATGAAGCACTAAAGGCAAATGCTATCCACGCCCGTCAGATTGCTAAACAGCATGAGTGTGCAGTATTTTATATGTCCCAGCTATCAGCAGAGGCAGAGGGTAAGGTACTGTTGAACCAGAGTATGATGGAAGGTTCACGAACAGGTAAAGCTGCTGAAGCTGACCTTATGGTTCTGATTGCTAAGAACCCTGTAGTAGACAATCAGGAAGAAGAAGATACAGAACGCCATTTGAATGTAGTAAAAAATAAGTTGACAGGTTGGCATGGTGTAGTGCATTGTGACTTGGAATATAGAACAGCGAGGTACGAAGCATGATTAAAGTAATTGTTACAGATGAGATGCTACTAAAGGCTAGAGAAAAAGCAAATGAGATGGGGCAACTACACAATTCCATTCTCAGAGGTCAGGGTAACATGTCGGGTTTCATTGGCGAACAGGTAGCACTATCTATTTTGGGCGGTTCATGGGTAAACACCTACGACTACGACATAACGGTAGGAGAATACAAAGTCGATGTTAAGACCAAACAAACAACAGTAGCACCCCGTCCATTCTACGAATGCAGTGTTGCGGATTTTAATACAAAACAAAACTGCGATGCATATGCATTTGTGCGGGTTCTAAAGGATTATTCTGTTGCTTGGTTTTTGGGTGTGTTGACTAAACAGGAATATTTTGATAAAGCTGCTTTCTTGAAGAAAGGTCAAGTAGACCCATCTAATAACTTTACAGTAAGAGCAGACTGTTACAATGTTAGAATAGACCAACTAGGAGAATCGCTATGAAAATAACACTTGATGTAGAGAACACGACAGTAACTAGAAATGGTAAGTTACACTTAGACCCTTTCGAACCAGAAAACTCACTGACTATGGTTGGTGTGTTGACTGACACAGGGCAAGAAGATATCATTACCTTTGACCACAGTGAGCGTGAGCATACATATCATGGACATAACCTGCTTCAGAAGTGGCTTGACCAAGCTACTGTGCTTATTATGCACAATGCAGCACACGACTTGCTGTGGTTGTGGGAATCTGGGTTTAAGTATGATGGCCCAGTATTTGATACAATGCTTGCAGAATATGTTCTACAGCGTGGACAAAAACTACCACTATCTCTTGAGGCTTGTGCAGAAAGATATGAGTTAGATACGAAGAAGCAGGATACACTAAAGAACTACTTTAAGCAGGGATTGACAACCCGTGAGATACCTTACGATGAGTTGTGTGAGTATCTATCTGCTGACCTTCATGCTACACAGCAATTGTCTGACAAGCTAATGTACAGGCTCAACACACCTGACGATTCAGGTTTGATGAATACAGTTACTCTTACAAATGAGATGGCGGTATGTTTGTCCCGAATATACCAACGAGGTTTTACTGTTGATAGAGAAAAACTAGAAGAGGTTCGTGTCGAGTTTGAAATAGAAAGAAGGGAACTGGAAGATGCACTACAATCTCACGTTAGGAATCTTATGGGCGATAGCACTATTAATCTTAATAGCCCAGAGCAGTTGTCTTGGGTAATATATGGAAGAAAGGTACTAGACAAAACAGAATGGGCTAAACGCATTGACCCATATATGGACGATGCAGACTTTCGTGATACAATTAGAATAGGTACTAAGCGTCTACACAAAACTATTGCAAAGCAATGTTCCGATTGTAGTGGTAGTGGTTATATACGAAAGGTAAAGAAGGATGGCACACTGTTTGCAAAGCCAAGCAGGTGTAAAACATGTGGTACAAGTGGTTTCTTGTTTATTGATACACCAGAATTTGCAGGGCTAAAGTTTAAGCCACCTTCATCTAAGTGGGCTAGTGCTAATGGTTTCAGCACAAGCAAACAAAACCTTGAGATACTTGAGGGTGCTGCACGAGCAAAGGGCATGAATGATGCAGTAGACTTCTTATCTAAGGTACGCAGACTAAGTGCCGTTGATACATATCTTTCATCTTTTGTTGATGGTATTTCAACGCACACAAAACAAGATGGCAAACTTCATGTACGTCTATTGCAGCACAGAACTGCAACAGGTAGATTATCCGGGGCAGACCCCAACATGCAGAACATGCCAAGAGGTGGTACATTCCCTGTCAAAAAGGTGTTTGTATCTAGGTTCAATGGTGGCAAGATACTTGAGGCTGACATGGCGCAGCTAGAGTTTCGTACTGCCGCATATTTATCACAAGATGGAGTAGCAATTGAAGAAGTATCTACTGGGTTTGATGTACACTCATACACCGCTAAAGTTATTAGTGAAGCTGGTCAGCCTACGGATAGGCAGACTGCAAAAGCGCACACCTTTGCGCCCCTTTACGGGGCAACGGGGTACGGACGCACACCTGCAGAAGCGGAGTACTACACACACTTCAACGAAAAGTACACGGGAGTCTCAGCTTGGCATACCAGATTGGCTAAAGAGGCTTTAAACCAACGTAAAATAACCATCCCTTCTGGTAGGGAGTATGCATTTCCAGATGTGGTACGAAAATCATCTGGTCGTGTATCACACTTTACACAGATAAAGAATTATCCAGTGCAAGGTTTTGCAACAGCAGATATTGTTCCTGTTGCCTTACTTCACATAGATAAAAAACTTGACGGTATGCAGTCATGTGTAGTAAATACTGTACACGACAGTATCGTTATTGATGTTCATCCAGACGAAGAAAGAAAGGTGTTAGACATTATAAATAACACAAATAATGAACTAACAGACTTGATTAATATGAAGTGGGGTGTTACATTCAATGTACCATTATTATTAGAATCAAAAATAGGAGAAAATTGGCTTGACACAAAAGACGTTATCTGATATAACTACGAAACTTTCAAACTACATAGGAGAAAATATATGACACAATTAACAACCATTGATACTGATAACTTTGCTGCTATGGCAAAGGCTATGGGTATTGCTGCAGAGGCAGACTCAAAGTCAAGTTCAAGTACACTTGCACGTATGAGAATTAATCATGCACCAATCTTGGGCAGTGATAAAATTCTAGTGAAGGGTGGTACATACCGTTTGGATATTCCTGATGGGCCAACTTACTTTGCACCCTCTGTTAAGATACGTCCTTTCATGCAACGTTTTATGTATAAGCGTTTTGTAAAAGGCACAGACAAATCACCAAACAAATTTATCAAGACCTTGATGGCAGATGATTTGAACATCGACTTGAAAGACAATGAAGGTGGATTTAACTGTGGTAAACCTGCTGGTTACATCAAAGACTTTAAGGCATTGCCTGAGAAGATGCAAGAGTTAATCAAGCAGATTAAACGTGTGCGAGTGATGTTTGGTACAGTAGAAATGATTGATGCAACAAATGAACAAGGCGAAAAGGTAGAGTTAGATACTACGCCATTCATTTGGGAAATTGATAATCGTGATGCGTTTAAGATTGTAGGTGATACATTTTCTAAGCTGATGAAGATGAAGCGTCTTCCAGTGCAGCATAATATCACTGCCAATACTCAAGAGCGTAAGTTACCAAACGGTTCTAGCTTCTATCTACCTGTAGTGTCATTGGACATTACCAACTCTTTGTCCCTTACCGATGCAGAGCATAGTATGTTCTCTGACTTTATGTCGTGGGTAGATAACTACAACACATACATCACTAATACATGGTCAGAGAAAACAAACTCTAAAATGGAAGATGATGATGTAGATGTTGTTGATGGCCTAGTTGACATTGAAATAGATGAAGATGAGGTAGCCTAATGAAACATCCTGCTGAACTGTCGTTGCATCAATATATGGAAGATGCAGTAGCTGGCAAAACAACCATATCTGCTGAAACCATTGAACAAGTAGCGTCTGATGTAAAGGAAGCTATGCAACGTCAGTTTGGTGGTGGTGGTCGCAGTGGTGACTTTAGACTACGTATGTCCAACATTGGTAGGCCAGCTTGCCAATTGTGGTATGAAAAAAATAAACCTGAAGTTGCTACACCCTTTCCTACAACATTTATCATGAACATGATGCTTGGAGACATCGTTGAAGCTGTCTTCAAGGGATTATTAAAAGAAGCAGGAGTACAGTATGAAGACAGTGAAAAAGTTACTCTGGAGTTGTCTGATACTAATATTTCTGGGACATATGATATTGTCATTCGGAATGCAGTTGATGATATTAAATCAGCTTCCGACTGGTCATACAGAAACAAGTTTGAGTCCTACGAAACTCTGGCAAGCAGTGATGGCTTTGGATATGTCGCACAACTTGCTGGATATGCAAAGGCTTCAGGCAAGGAAGTTGGTGGCTGGTGGGTAGTAAATAAAGCAAATGGTGACTTTAAATATGTACCAGCAAAATGGATGGACGTAGATAAAGAAATAGAAAAGGTTGAAGATACAGTAGCAAAGCTAAAAGAGAATAAGTTTGAAAGATGCTTTGAGCCTGAACCAGAAAAGTTCAGAGGCAAGGAAACAGGCAATCTTGTGCTAAACAAAAACTGTAACTTCTGCTCATATAGATACGATTGTTGGCCTGAAATGAAAGAACTACCAGCAGTTAAATCAGCAGCAAAAGAACCTAAAATTGTTTCTTACATCAAACTTTCAGAGGAATACGATGCCGCCTAACTTCAAACAGTTTAGAGCAGCACGTAAGTATGGGTATCGGTCAGGTTTAGAGGTCAAAGTATCAGACTATCTTAAGGAACTGAATGTAGATTTTGGTTATGAATGTGTCAAGATAGAATGGGAAGACCTAGCCTACCGAACCTATACACCAGATTTTATACTACCAAATGGCATTATTATTGAGACTAAAGGAATGTTCACTGCTGCAGATAGGCGTAAGCACTTAGCTATTAAACGTCAGCATCCTAATCTTGATATAAGATTTGTCTTTGAAAATAGCAGACGCAAGTTACGTAAGGGGGCTAAGTCTACATATGGTGAGTGGTGTGATAAGTATAGTTTTAGATGCTATGACCGCATCATTCCAGAAGATTGGCTAAAAGAAAAAGGCAAAAACACACACGCTGCTTTCATTAAGTTTGCTGGCGGCAAGATTAAAAGGAGAAAATGAACATGACAGATGAAGAATATACAGTACAAAGACCAGAGGATTTTGTTATCAGAGTTCGTCCATCCTTAGACAATAAAGGAGTGTGGGACGGTGAGATAGATGTAGCAATACTCACACAAAAAAATGATTTGAATGACGATGACTATTTTCAGATTATGCATTTTTGTAAGATGTTAGCTTCTACTATTCCTATCATGGAAGTAAATGAAGATTTACGTGAATTAGCCCACAATTATGTAGTGGAAACGATTGACAAAGAGTATGAAATTGAGTTAGAACAGAAGCCAGACATTACTTATGGTGATGACAATATTGTAACAATTGACTTTAAAACAAACACGAAAGGTAATGCTTGATGACATCATACTCAAATATAATGAAAGAAATAGAAAGTGGAAAAATAAAAGTAGTGGATGAAAAAAAGAATGACATGGTTAATGAACCGCCCCACTACAATCAGGCGGGAATAGAGTGCATTGATGCTATTGTAGCAGCTACAGGTGAGGGCTTTGAGTATTACTTGCAGGGTAATATAATGAAGTATGTGTGGCGTTACCGTTACAAGAATGGCACAGAGGATTTAAAGAAAGCACGTTGGTACTTAGATAAACTAATTACAGAAGTAGAAGGGTGCTACGATGATAAGAGTTAAAATGTTTATCACTATGGACGTAGACCCGGAAGACTATCCTGTACCTGCAGATGAAAATGTAGCAGAGGAAATAGAGGAAAGCATACAAGAATACTTCTATGATATAGAAGGTGTACACATTAAAAACATTAGAACAATACAGGAGTGACCCTATGTTAAGTAACCATTTACCTACAGATTACCAGAACTTTATTGCTCTGTCTCGTTATGCGAGATGGAAAGAGGACGAACAAAGAAGGGAGACATGGAGTGAAACAGTCACACGATACTTTGATTATCTTACTGGGCATCTGCTCACTAAGCATGATTATAAGCTGGCTAATGCATTAAGAAATGAGTTAGAGCAAGCTGTCCTAACACAAGAAATCATGCCCAGTATGAGGGCATTGATGACTGCTGGACCTGCACTAGACAGATGCCACGTAGGTGGCTACAACTGTTCTTATGTACCAGTAGATAATGCACGTGCATTTGATGAGACTATGTACATTCTTATGTGCGGCACTGGCGTTGGCTTCTCAGTAGAACGTCATCACATCGAGAAGCTACCCATTGTAAATGAAGACATGCATCAGACAGATACAGTAATCAAGGTAGGTGATAGCAGACCCGGTTGGGCTAAGTCTCTACGTGAACTTATCTCTTTGCTATATGCTGGTCAGATTCCTAAGTGGGATGTATCAGAGGTACGCCCAGCAGGTGCAAGGCTCAAGACATTTGGCGGTAGAGCATCCGGCCCAGCACCGCTAGAGGAATTGTTTGAGTTTATCATTGACAAGTTCAAGAGTGCAGCAGGTCGTAGGCTGTACCCTATTGAGTGTCACGATATCATGTGTAAGATTGGTGAGGTTGTAGTTGTCGGAGGGGTCAGACGCAGCGCACTCATTAGCCTATCAAACCTGAATGATGACCAGATGGCTCATGCTAAGTCAGGTATGTGGTGGGAAAACGAAGGACAACGTGCGCTTGCAAACAACAGCGTTGCCTACAAAGGGAAGCCACAGATGGGTACATTCATGCGTGAATGGCTGTCACTGTATGAAAGTAAATCAGGTGAGCGTGGCATATTCAATCGTAAGTCTGCACAGGTACAAGCAGCTAAGAATGGTCGCAGAGATGCGGAGCAAGACTTCGGGTGTAATCCTTGTAGTGAGATTATCCTACGCCCATACCAGTTCTGTAATCTATCTGAGGTTGTTGCACGGGCTGGTGATACTGAAGAGTCATTAGGTAGGAAGGTACGCCTAGCTACTATTCTAGGCACGTTTCAATCTACACTGACAGACTTCAAGTACCTGCGTAAGATATGGAAGGACAACACGGAAGAAGAACGACTGCTTGGTGTATCACTAACAGGCATCATGGATAATGCTTTACTTGCTGGTAAGGACACTAAAATAGGCATGAACATTAGCGGATTGCTAGAGCAACTAAAGTCTGTTGCTGTGAATACAAACGCTAGTGTTGCAGCAGAGTTGGGCATACCACAGTCTACTGCTATCACATGTGTTAAGCCATCAGGTACAGTGTCACAGTTGGTGGACAGTGCATCAGGCATTCATGCCCGTCACAATCCATACTACATTCGTACTGTACGTGGTGATAACAAAGACCCGTTGACACAGTTCATGATTTCTTCAGGTATCCCAGCAGAGCCTGATGTTATGAAACCAGACTCAACTACAGTGTTCAGCTTCCCTATGAAGTCACCAGATTTGGCAGTA